CTCCTTTAGTATTTTTAACCAACATGCATCATCGAAATGATGCATGTTGGTCGCTTTTTCTGCAGCGATTTAAACAGGTGGTCCACCCTCCACCCTCCACCTCCACCATCCACCCTCCACTTTTCACATTTTTATATTATTATAAAATAAACATAACAAGAAGGCCTGACGTAACATTATAATTCAAACATTTCTGCAAGTGTATCTACGAACAAATAAATAGTGTTTCCTGTATTGGTTACTCGACCTTTTTTCAAACCACTCCATTTTTTTCTCAACAAATATATTATTATTTTGGTTGGCGTAGTTTCATATTTTTCGTATCCGTTTTTCTTTGACCATTCCATTATTTTTTCAAATGTAGTTTTTCCAAACAACTCAATAACATAGTTGCCGCTGTCGGCGATTTCGGTTGTCACGAATGCTCCATTTTTGAATTCTGTTTTTGTTTCCTTGTTGATAATTTTATACATTTGGGATGTTTCCTTCATTTGCAAAAGTGTGCTTTTGTTTCTTTTAGCGTCACCAATAAAATCGCGTAGCCACAAGGTTGGAACATCGACGGTTAGTTCCGACATTTGCTTTTGGAAATCTGTTTGAATAGGGGGTGGCAATTTTTTTTCCACCTCTTGAGTTGCAAAGTGTTCATAAAAAGCGCGTAGAACTTTATCATTTTGTAACAATTCATAAAATTTGTTAAAATAATCCATATTTCCGATTTTTTCATTTGACATTTCACACATTAGAAACCTGCGTGCTTTTTTATGCACCGGCATTCCGCCATCCCAAGCATTTGTGAGCGAAGCGAATCTGTGAAAAGAGTTCATCGTGTATGCTCCTTTTCCCTTGTGTTGAATTTGTATCGTTGGTTCTGACACAACATTTTTTATTTTATCCAATCCCGAGCCAGTCATAAACCGATTGATTTCGTCCATAAAAATCAAGAATGAGGTTTCCATTAAATTATTAAATCTCCCCCAAACATACTCGTCCGGTGACGATGTCATGAAAACTTTTGATTTTCCCAACATTGCTCGCATCAGTTCGCAAAAACTGCCTTTGCCTGCGCCTTCTTCGCTTTGAAAGATAGGCATATAACTTTTTATTTCCGGATGCTGTATCATTTGTGCAATCCATTTTTTGAATTCCTGAAGTGTAGCTATTTCGTGGCTGCACATGATGGATAAATGGTTTAGCAAAAAGGAAACGCCCTGTTTAATTTCTTCCGTCAATTCCGGCATAGGAACCGTGCTAATTCGAAAAGGTGTCCATAAATTATAAACGCATTCTGGACAAGCTTTCAAATTTGGATAATTATCCATTCTATCATATCGTCGAATATGCTCGTCATCTATCCATTCTTCTATAAAACGTGTTTCACATTCCTGCACGTTTCCATGTTTATCTGTTTTTTGATAATGAACTCTTAAATGTGAAAAAGCTACCATCAGTTCGGATTTATTTCGCAAAATTAAATTTCTTTCCTCCTCGCTATTCACTACTTCCTGAACAAAACAAGATGTTGCCAAACATTTAAAATGTGTTTTTTCAAATTCTTTTTTCATTGCATCATATGCATCACTAAATGAAACGTTTTGTTGTTTTACATCTTTTTGTTTCTTGTTGCGATTTTTTGTTTGTGCGATGAATTGACTTTGGTAACAAAGGAACGACTCGTTGAGCATTGTGGCGCGTTCGTCTACTCCAAGTCCGAAAACACAATGTTCGATTTCCTCTGGGCGAATAATGTTCCAAGAATAATCCACTTTGACGGCATCGTATCCGTCTTTATCTTTTTGTGAAAAGTAGTGTGCTATTTTTCGACCAATATTATTTCCATTGTATTTATTATAAATTTTGAACATTGTTTCGGACCAAGGTTTATAGCTGCGAGCATCTACAACTTTTGTGTTTTTATCGATCCAAGCTTTTTCAGCTTCGATATTTTCAGGAACGTCAATTTCTAAACGGCAAACGCCCTTTGGAATGACGGGGCTATCTTCATTCGCCCACATACGAACCGATGCAAAATGGTATCCTGAGTCATTATAACTGACCTCACGCCAAGAAGCAATGTGCTTATCGACCTTCGACCCGTCGTCATATTTTTCAGGACACAATGCAGAGAATTTATGAACCAGCCGACTCTTCATACCGCCCGACATTTCGCGGTTGTTCATTATTGCCAAATAAACCAAATTCCAGTTTGCAAAGTCGCGCGCCCTTTCCGGATTCAAACGCGCTATCACAGCGGTGCATTCTGATTCGTCAAAATCGGTTTCTTGTTGAGACATGTGACCAGGATGACTTGCTGAGCGCGACGCGGTTGTTGGCATTGAATTCATTTTCATCTTATAAATCTCCACGTCGTCTATTTTTTGTTTATACTCTTCAACTAACTGAAAGGATTGATGACCTCTATACCTTGCTGTCAGCAGCTTGAAATCCGTGTCAAATTTGAATTCGGTCGCCTTTTTTTCAGAAAACTCCCACTCGCCATTCGTGCCGCCGAGCTTTAGCAAAAAGTGATATTTTAGCAAATACGCCTTGTATCCCGGTTTTCGTGAATTGTAAAGCTGCCACCCCGTTTTTCCGCTTGTAATTGAATTATCAATGACATCTTCCCACGAATTCGTTACGGGCAAATCGCCCCACACTTTCGGCAATTCCAACAAAACCTGGCTTCTAAGGTATAATTGCTGTTTTCGTTCCATGTGAATTCCTACAATCATATGAATTCCGTCCTTTGTCATATCCGTCTTGCAATTCACGGTTGTTTTTTCAAACACAAATACAGGAATAGCTACTCCTGCATCAATTTTTAGAAATTTTTTGAGCGTGTTCATGTAAAGCAGCACCATGTCAACAACATGGTCTTTTGTGTGTTGGCGCTCTTCTACGCTAACATCGTATTTAAAATCGAAATCTACCAGTATGGGTCCTGCGTCATGTAGCTGAATTTCTGTCAAATATTCCTGTTTCCCTTCAACAAACACGTGTTGATAATACTTTTTATAAAATTCTTCCAGTTCTGAATCCAATATTAAATATGCGCCACCCTTTATTCCCAGTTCCACATCTTTCAGCCGCGTGTGCGTGCATTTTTCATCTTGTTTTATATATAATGATGCCAAATAAGATGCCCAGTTATAAGTTACGTTGGCACCTGCCTTTACAGTTTGAGTTTGCATTTTTGTCGTTTGTCTGTCTCTATAATATATATATGAGATAATTCTTTAAGCCAGTTTGACAGAATATATATTTAGTAAAAAAAAATTCAATTTATATTTTTTTGACTAAAAAATGACAAAAAAATATGAAAATTTCCTAAAATTCCTAAAATTCCTAAAATTCCTAAAATCTTTTTTTTTCTTTTTTTCTTTTACTGGATTTCAGGCGCTGCTTGTTGCCTCTGCTGCTGCCGCCGCTTTTTTTGCTTTGTTATTGTGATACCAAGCCAAATTCTTTTCCCGGTATTTTCGTCGATAATCTTCATCGGTTTCGTATCGTAATCGAAACTTTTCGCGTCTATATAAAGTGACATATTCTTTATTGGCTTCTCTCCATTTTGCTGTAGCCCTTTTTTGCGCCTCTGAAGTTTTTCTCTCTAAAGGCATTGTTTGCGTTTCAACTGATTCCATCGTTTTTCGTCTCGTATATATAGATACAGAATATTATTTAAATAGTTTTCAATTTATATTTTAATTCGGCTAAAATGTAAAATACAAAAAAAAAATCAACCGGCGATCTTATTGATTTCCAAAGCTCGCCTTGTTGTCGGAATTGTTGATTGCACAAAACCTGAGTATTGATTATTTGGTTTTATTTTATCTGCCATGATTAAATCGTTTGCATAAAACCGTTGTGGTGTCGGCTGGTTACCAGCGCGTCTCGGAGCATTTGTAACTTGCTGATTTGTGGCTTCCTTTTTCAAAAAGTAGGACGTGTTTTTGATTCCGCTGGCGTTCTCGTGTCGGTGCGTGACGATGTAAATTTCGGGAGACCAATTCACCGATATTTTTGTAGTTTTTTTATCCTTGCGTGCTTCTCTCATTTTGTTTGACAAAACATATAAGGAAACCCGGACTTTATCACCAATTTTGAACTCGCCTGGTTTACCGAATGACCGTTTGCTTTTCTCAAGCATATCTTGTGCTTTTTTGAATTGCTGTGCTTGTGCAATATTGCGCATGTCCTGTGCCGTCATGTTGTCGCGCTTTTTTGGAGTTCGAATAATAATTTTACCCGTTGGGGTCCTTTGTATCATTGGATTATTTGCAATTGCTGCATTGGCGTTATTGTATCCAGGAACCCATAAATTGTTGGGAATCTGCTTTGTGCGGACAATGGTTTGATTATTTATATTTTCAATGTAATCTGCTAAATGCTGCGCCCATTCGTTATTATTGTTTCGAGCAAAGCCAGCTCGTATTTTTTGGCGAATCATACGGTTTTGTCGTTCTACTTTTCCGTTGGAGGTCGGGGTATAGCTGAGTGTTCTTACAAATTCAATATTGTTTTGGTCACACCATACTTGCAACACATTACGTGCATTTGGCGCGGAAGCGTGGAATTCGTTGTCTGCTTGTAAAATATGAGGATACGTGTTACTTGTTCTGCAAATATCCTCCATCATGTTTCGAATGGTTACGAGCGTCTTGTTTGGCATATGACGAGCGAATGCTTTGCTGCTATAATAATCAACGACGGACAGAATCCATTTTGGCGCATCAGGTGCGTCGCCTGAAAACGCCTTCATATCAATCAAGTCACAACCCCAGCGTTCGTTGGGAACCTTTGCAATGATTGGACTATTGATGGACTTTTTGACAATTCTCGTAATTTTGTAATCGCCTTGTTTCCGTAAAAATGCGTCGGTGTCTTCTTTTTTTATATTGAGATACGTGAGAGAAACTTGCGCGAAGAATTGTCCCAATCCAACTCCGAGACCACGCGTCGCGTCGTCATATACGCTCTGAATTTTCCGTTCTCTCTCGTCAGGATACACGACTTCTAATCGAATCTGAAGAGCCGGTTTTATATAAAAAAGTGTAGCATTTTGAACAACAAATCCGGAATTCCCCCCAAATTTCTCAATGTAACGTTGCCTTAATCTGTTTGTGTTGATTCGATTGGGAAATGCGCGATTGTTTTCGTTTGATTGAATAAACCTCATAATTTCATTGATTCCGACTCGTGTTTTGAATTCGGGATAATTATTTAGTTTGCGCAATTCGGCAGAGGAGCGAAGCGACATGGCATATATATATATACATATTGTGCAGAAAAAAAATGTATGCCAAAAACGTTAGGGACCGGGCAAGCTCCAACAGCTGCAACAAAAAATATAATTTATAATTCGATTGAGCATATATATTATATTATTATTTAAAAATTTTTGAATTTATTATACTCCATCATTGCTTTGACACGGTCCTCGTTACTTGGAGCTATGACATCTCTTGAAATGCAAAAATTAAAATTCCATTCAGCAGAATACAGAAACGGAATTACAGCCCCGTTTTTATCAGTAAGGATAATACTGAACTCGTCAAAATTGCTGCTAATTTCCTGTTCATAACGATTATCTGAAGGGAGCCATGTTAGCGTTCCGCCCAGCGACTCGGGTCCAACGGGTATTTCAAACATGATGTTTGTGAGAGAGAGCGGTCTATTTGCTGCGGCTCCTGCTCCAGATCCTTGTTTTTGAAAAAAGCGCTTGGCAACATTTGATCGAATTTGTATTACCTGAATCGTTTGAAGGTCAACGTAGTCGGGGGATGTGACACCAGTCGCAGATCGAACAGCATCGAAACTTAACAATAACTGGCGTGATGTATTGATACCGAGGACGCGCGATGCGTTATAATCAAAACCATTTAAATCAAGGTTACACAAAATCGAAAGACCCCATAAAACTTTTTGAGCTGGAGTCGTTGGGGCAATTCCGGGAACGGCGGTTGCGATTTTAAATGTCATTGATTTCGTTTGCGCATTATAACTTGTCCCCGTCCATACAATTTTTTCTCCTGCTGCATTAGTTTCGGTGTTATACCAATAGATGTCTGCTGCATTTAGTGCGCGAAGCAATTCAGCGCCGATTTCGTCGCCGGTTTTATAAATGCCGTCATTTAATTTCACACTCGGAAGAAAATTGTCGGTTCCTTCTCTCGTTCCATTTTGATAAAGTTTCCCCTTCCCCGATTCGTAAATATTTGTCACGACGTGAAAACGATTGTTTCGAAGTGATTCGCTCACATTCTGATAATACAAATCGATTGTGAAACTGATAGGATTTAGACGCGTGACTGTTGAATCTGAACTTGATTGAACATTGGTAATTCCCGGATTGTTAAACGATATTAGAGAATGACCAGGATTATGACTCTCATAAATGTAGTCATTCGAATCCGAATTGCTTACCTTAAAAAAGTGCTTCGAAACTTTAACAATTCGATGATTGTCTGATTGTCGCTCATTCATTGTATAAATTTATTTTATAATATATTATGAGATGTTTTTTTTATAATTTTATCTAATTATTTAATATAATAATAATATATTGCTAAAAAGCATCGCATCACATGTCCAATATATCGATTCGTCCAGACAATGCAGGCATATACGATATTCCGGGTCTAAACGTTTCAAGTGTTTTATACGTAAAAGGAAAAAAAATTGAAGATTACATCAATGAACTCGTGTTTGAAGACCAGCTGGAGCAAAACGAAATTGACGAAATAAAATTGCTTCTTCAGTATCTAAACACATCGGGTCTCTCGACTGAATGGATTGTGGATAATAACAATAAAAATCAAGACCTCAAAACCGCAATCACGGCATTAACCACAAGAATGACTGCAGCAGAGGGCGACATTGACGGAGTTGAAACCAAAACCCGCTTCATAACCGAAGCATCGGTTACAGGAACAGGTGAAGAAACAATATCCAAATACACCACGCTTGTAGGGCCGCCCGGACAAAAAGGCGTATCAATAATTGAATTGAACCAGAAAAACGCTCCGGAAGGAGACCTCATCGGTTATAGAATCATGTCTGATTTTGATGATGACGATTATGATTATAACGAATCAATATATTCGCACCCTCACGGACGAATAACTTTAAAATGTTCCACTATGAGACAACAAGCAACAGAGCAAATAAGAATAGGAAATTTCACTCAATACGGCGACTCATCCATAGGAACGGCAATCAATATTGGTGGGAGGGGTAACCATGTAAATATTGGTTGTATAGATGCACTAACAACAACGGGAACCCAAACCCAAATACAAATCGGTCAGCAATCGGATACAAAAAAGAACACCAGCACCCGTATAAGTGGAGATGTATACTTAAGCGATGCGAGGTTTGAAGATATGGCTAAAACCAGCTCACTAACACCAGGTTCGCTTTACGCGCTTCTAAAATCGGGGCTGCCTGGTTATATACTTGGGTTCATTACGGGGGGGACTAATTTTCCGTATAGTGATGTTTGGACGATGGCGGGCGGTTTCGCAAATACAAAGAACGGCTCTATTGAAACAAGTAATAGTATAACGCTTGATAGTTTATATGTTGTTAATAGAGACATCGCAACTTTTAAGGCAAGAGTAGGTTTTTTCCTCGCCAAAGCAGATTATAGTTGCACCCAACTTATCGGCAGCCACCGCACACAAGTATTTGAAGGCGAAATAGTTCTGCGTCATAACAATATATCCTCGACCAATGTTGATTGGGCTTTTACCGAAGCGAACGATAAATGTAATGTGATTAATATTAAGGGGGACGACGGCATTCTAATCCATCAAGGTGCATCGTCCGACGAAAAACCTATAACCATCGTTAATTCTTGTAAAGGTGCGATTCACCTCAGATTGACGAAGGGCGGGACAAAATCCGGTGGCGAAGGTTTATCAGTGCTACATTTACCCGGAACGATCAGCAATTCCGGAACTGAAACCTTTGTTAGAATTGGAACTTACATGGGCGGTGCTCTGGGGACATCATACGGATCGTATGCATTGGAAGTAAATCAGTATAACGGAGCAGCCGGCCAACCCGAAACCGCGCGAGACGGAATGGTTATCGCAAAAGCAGTTTTTAATGGAGTGGATTTTACACAACTCTTAAATGTTATTAACGCCGACAGCATAAACACGCCCGGAACTATCACGGGTATCAATTTAGTTGGTAGCACCAGCATTAGCACAAACCAAGCAACAGCAACCTCGCTCGTCATCAGCGGGAATTACACGGGCAATACCGATGCTCGCCTATATAAGAATGCTGATAATAAACTGATGTGGAATGGCGCGGAAGTTGGCGCAGGCGGAGTTTCGTCTGGTGGAATTACCTACATGATAAATGTGGCGACAAACATAACCAACCCAAACCCTACACCAACCGAAACAATAATGACCGCAGCATATTCAGGCAACGCCCAGCGCACCATAACACAGGCAATCGCCGCCAACACCGCATACTATATCGCCAAGTATACGACAGAGGTGTTTGACGAGATGAGCAACCCTGTGTTAACTGGTCTGCAACAACTCAACCAATATCTCATGTGGAACTCAAATAGCCAAGTAGGACAAATCTACGGGCGTCTGTGGTTTCAGGCAACCGCTGTTGATTTGACTACTCTGTATCAACGAACATATGTATCGCCGGTGACAACCACACCGGCAACATTTATAAACGGAACGCCAATCCCCACACAAAAAGGATTATATAACCTCAAGTTTCAGCGTGTCGTGTTTCCTAATATAAATGTCGTCGTAACATCTGGGCCGGTGGTGTTGCGGTATAAAGTAGAAGGGTATGACTTTTTGAACGGGTGGGTTACTCTCGCGACGATGACGAGCGCAGGACAATCAGTAGCGAGCAGCACCAACAATCTATCCGTGCAATTAGACCATGTGATAGAGCTGAACCAGACATCGTCCGTAAACGCGAAGACGGCGCTTCGTCTCGTGCTTTTTATTGAAAGCGGCACAGGCACGATTTCGCAAACCTCCGCAGGAGGCGCAGATCTCGGTGCGTATAGTTTGATTGCTCTCGGTGCAGGCACGCCAGGTCTCTTTCGCACGATGTTATATGATGGAACTAATGCAAAGATTATTACCCCGTATAGCACAACCCCGACGCTTATTGAATACGACATGGCGATTGATGCGCCCTATAATATCTCGGCATTCCCACTACCAACGCTTTCTACCGATTTATATTTTATTCAATCTGCGGGCGGGTTCAATAATCACGCCATCACGCTATACTTCAACGAAGGCAGTATCTCGCATTTCCATAGCAGCATAGCGGCGGCAATAGTAACGCCAACACTCGCATCAGTTCTCAACTCTGGTGCAACCGCATCACAGCCAATCAATATGAATGCCAATAAAATATCAGGCATTACGGCTTTGGAAGGTTCGAGCGGCGGCAACTGGAATGTGAAGGAAATAACCGCAGGAACAAATTTAGGTCGGTCGGTTTCAAATGGGAACTACACCATCAACAATACCGCACCAGTTCAAGATATAGGTAACACAGGAACAAACATAAGTGTTAGCATCACGAATAACACAGCCACAATTTCCAACGCCGCACCGGTTCAAAATATAGCCAACTCAGGAACAAATATAGGTGTTAGCATCACGAATAACACAGCCACAATTTCCAATACCGCACCGGTTCAAAATATAGATAACACAGGTTCAAATATAAGTGTTGTTGTTAATGCTTCCACCAAAGTAGCCACAATTTCCAATAACGCACCGGTTCAAAATGTAACAGGAGGGTCGGGCATATTAGTTGAAGTAAACCCAACCACCAAATTAGCCACAATCACGAATACTATAGGCGCTCAAGTCACAAAAGAACTATTAGCCGCAACGAGTAGTGTAGGATTAGTCCCGCGCAAACTCGGACATTACGCTTCGAATTGGAGTCAAATCAGCACCCCAGTTAAACCGGCTGATATATTCGTTTCACATGACGGACGAAATTGTGTCTATCTACCAGCTGCGGCTCAGGGCAACGTTTATGTGCAGTATTCTAATGATTACGGAGCAACTTGGTTTAACTCAAATCTAATCACTTTTAATTATGAAAGCGTTTGCGGGAGCATCACGGGTGAAACTCTATATATTTCAAGAAACGATAACTATACGGGATACGCTCCAAACATCGTATACACTACACGATTATATAAAAGCGTTAATTATGGGATAACTTGGAGCGAGATCACGCTTGATAGAACACAAGGAGCAGCGAATACATTTTATAATCGATATGCAGGCAAGATTATCTGCAACTCTGATGGTAGTATTGTTGTGCTAAGCACTTATATACAATTCACATCATCAAATTCGAGTAATGGGACATTATACATTTCGGCGAATGGTGGTGCGACTTGGGTTCTTCGCAGCATTACCGCATTATCCAGTAATGCCGCCGATATTTGTATGAGTGCTAACGGCTCTATAATGTTTGCAGCAATAGAAGGTAATTTTGCTGGCTCAAGTGATAATGGGACTGGCGGTATTTATCGTAGCTTGGATTATGGGGTTACTTGGGCGCGAGTAAGAACCCAATTAGCGATAGGCAGTTCTTATTTTTGGGGGATAATTAAATGTGATGCTACTGGGCGATTTTTAATTGCGTGCGACCAATCTTACAATCCCAGCGAAGTAACAGGACAGATACACACCAGCGATGATTTCGGCACAACTTGGACTTGGTCTGGTGACGAGCAAGCAAGAGGAGCGAGAGTGGCGTTTGTTAGTCCAGGCGGTAATCTGATGATTGTAGGACATAATACCTCGTTTAATTCCCGAATAAGAATTAGCCAGGATTACGGGAAAACTTGGAGGATTGCTTTTGATATGAATGTTCTTACAGGAGAATTTACAATACGAAGTATTTCATCAAACTACGATGGTTCACTACTTTTGCTTACAAGCACCGGCCCAAATATTATTTACCGATCATTTGAAGAAAGAGGAAAAATAGCGTTGAGTCCTGCTTCGAAAGAGTTAAATATATCGAACGACTTTGGTGGTGGATATACATTCTTAAATGACCCTACGATTGTATTATGGTATTCTGGAATACTCAATTTCGATTCAAATGCAGGCATATATAATTGTAGCTGGCCTACAACGGCTAAAATAGACCTAACCAAGTTCAATATTAGGTATGAAATAGATATAAATTATAGTTTTTTGCCCTCACAAGCGACAGCGCCCTCTTATATTCAAATGGGATTGAATGCAGTTACTTCAACAAGTCATACCCCACCTGGAACGAATAAGACGCATTCAGTAACAAATTGGACGAATATTGTAAATAATGGTGCTTCGAATGGCACTGCAGAGGAATACAACCAAACATATAGAAATCGTTTTTATTGTGGATATAGACCGCCTTCCACTTGGACTGCTGACTACAGAAATAGGCAGCGTTTGAGTGGCGAAATATCCTACAACAGAAGAACAACAGACGATCCAGGAATATCAACCGACTATAGCGCCAATTCAAGAGAGATAATAAACAGATATACCAGCGACCATATTCTCGTTACCAGAACACTCGCATCCAACAATGATGAATGGTATGTTTATTCTAACCCCGGCCCTGATACAAATGACCAACATCAACGAATACACGGCACTTCAATATGGAACGCAAGTGCAGGTTATTTATGGACTTCAGGCGAAGGAGCAACTACGGCGCTCTCGCAAGGCATTTATAATATAGCGTTAGCTTTTCAAGCGTTAGGAGACACTAATTTAACATACTCCAGACCTGCAGAATGCAACATAAGGATATATCGGGTTAGAAGGGATTTTTAAGTTAAGAAATAATATAATATATAAATTATATATAGTAGTATAATAAGACACGATGAGTAATTGGAAAGTATGTATTCCCGCAAATCCCAAATATGAAGGAGCAAAAAATTCTTTTTGGGTGACGAATGTGAGTGTCGTCCCGCACGAAGCCGTTAGTGTTCGGGTTCAAGTCCATTATCAAAATGGAGCATTGGCACACGAGTTCGTAACCATTAGCGGCGATGAATATAGGGAGTGGGCTGCAGATGATAATTGGATTTATCAAAAAGTAGCAACAAAATTAGCATTAGGAACTTTGGCAGATAGTGATATGCCGTATGTTCCTGCACCAATAGAAGATAATAGAAGTGTTCACAATGAAGCAGATGTAGCAAAAATCCAAACGCTTCAAACGCAGCTTGACGAACAAGCGGCTAAACTAAAGGTAATTACAGATTTACTTATAAAAACCGGAGCAATTTAGGACAAAATAAAATATAGGATAGTAGTATAATCTAAAAAACTTAAAAAAAAAATGGAAACAGCAGGACTATACGCCATCGGTTCGGCAACCGCCTCCATCGCCAGTTCCCCAGCGTCATCTTTAGTATTCGAATGGCTGGCAAATTGGTATCACAAAAAGCGATTAAGCAAACGTGTTCGAGGTTTAATTCTTTTAAAAGGAGTCACTACCATGTGTCAAAAATTAACGTCGCCGGATTGCGTCTATATTGATTGTGACAGCTTGTATCAGCAGCTCAATGCACCAAAATCAGCAGAAGACGTTTCGAAAGTTGCAAATGTTGTGGACGACTTGTTAAGCTTTTCGATCATAAAAAAACATATATTGAACATCACATCCGTATTCAAAGGCAAAATGATTTTGGTGTCAAAAAATCCAGAATTGTTGAAATCTCTCCCCGTCAAGAATGAAAATATATTCTTTGCAGCTTTTTCCAGGGACATGGAGCAAAACATTGGCGTTATTTTTCCAAACGAATCTGACCATCATGCTGCCGAGATTTCGAAATATCGGATTATGTTGGATCTTGACGAAGAGAGAATGTTTTTAAATGAGAATCTAAAAGAGTTGTATGAAAATGTATGCAAAAAATTCGACTCGAAAAAGGTCATGTTGTAGCGATGCGATGCGTTTTGACGGGTCTATACGCGTCACCATTTCACTGAAGCGCAAGATTTTACCATCTGTGGCATTAATTTTCGCCAGATTAATGGCCAGATTGGAATTAAAAGCGCTTTTAATACTAATATTGGCAATAATTTTCCGGAAATCAATACCGGAGATGGTAAAATCTTGCGCAAATTGTGCCTCTCCATCTCGCTGAATCAAACTTTTGGTAAGTTTTTGATTTCTTTGTTTTTTTGATTTAAAAACTTGTTAGGTTTTTGTTTCAGCGAAATGGAGAGTGTCCGCGTCACGAGGCCGGCGTCGCTGAAGTAATCGCTCAACCAAAAATATCCATCGCCATTGACCTCATTGTATTTTGCCTGAGGATTGGTGCGCTTAATTTTTGTCTCGGCGTTGCTGTTATCACACGCTGAGGCGCTGACGCGGCCGGAGGTGTCGGCGGCATTTCAACAGGTGGTGCTTGTTCCTCTTGTTGCACTGCGCCAATGAGAGCATTCAACGCCTCGTGATTTTTTGGTTCCTGATATATTTTGATTTTCATATATGGGACATTCTTCTTCTTATTTTTCGATTTAGAAGATTTCTTTTTATTTTCTTCTTGTTCTATTTCAGAATCGGAATCCGAAGATGCTTCAACTCGCTTCGCTGGTTTGCGCGGTTTTGACGGGTCTATACGCGGCGGTTCGGGTGGTGTCTGCTCTGCGTGCTGCGCAACTACGGGTGCGGTTTCTGGTGCCGTTGCTGGCGCTGGTGTGGGGGCTTCAGCGTGAACTACTGCCTCTTCTTTTGCTTCCTGCGTTTTCTGTTTCTTAGCTGCAGCTTCGCGCTCTGCTTTTTTCTTTTCGCGTCCTGCTTTGAGACGATCCAAAAGAATCTTCTTGTCTTGCTCTGAAATAACCATTTTATAAAATATAGAGAGATTATATTTTATAAATTAATTCCTAAATTATAATTAATCTGATTTTGCATATTTATTTTGTGTGTCGATGGAATGGCCCATAACGTTTGCAAGTTCCTCACGCTTTTTCGTCTCGTTTGGTTCGGGCTTTACAACATCGCTTACGATAGTCCTGCGGATTTGAGTGGTCGATACTTTCTTCCCGGTATCTGAAAATATGGAATTGAAAAGTTTTGTGTAAGTCACGCGACTAATGCATTTTTCCGAATCCTCTCGATCAGGTATGAGCCACGCTTTCGGCGACATGCGGATGATGACCGGATACCATTTTATAATTTCCTTTGCAATTTCGGGAGGAAAATCCAAAAACTTCTGACCGTAAGTCCCAGCTGTTTTGTAGTCGTTCAAAATAAGTTGAGCTGTTTTTTTCGATTTATTTATTATGATTTCATTATTTTCTCTCTTCTCTCCAGATTTGGATTTTGGAACTTCGTTTGTTAAAAAAATCTTAGCGCAAGCAAGGTCGTTCCGTAAAGGCATGGAAACGTGGATTAGCAATACCAAATATTTTATCAGCGCTCTGAACTCATTGTAGGTGTCGATGGCTTCTGCCGGCAAAACCTTGCTTTTCAGTGCTTCGACTGTGGCTTTTAGTTCCTGGACAGAAACCCAATTCTTCTCGATTTTTTTGCTTTTTAGATTTGTAGAATATTGATTATTGACTTCTTTGACAAGATTGTCTATTTTTTCTTGCAAATCATTTGAATACTTTTCGGGCAAGTCGTGCATCTCACACCAGATTTTTAATACAGCAAATCGGTTCTTTTTCGTATGTATTGATTTGGACCCCTCAATTACTTGCATGAGTTTTTCCCAGTGCTTTGTAATCCATTTGCCGTCTTCGTCGTCTTCGATGTCGGCATCGCGGAGCATGCCATTAATCACTGCCTGGTATGTGACGAGAGTTTTTTCGGAGAGATTTTTCATTTTATATTATATATATAGATTATTTTTTATTTTATTTTTCCTAAATTGGAATAATAGAAAATAAGACAAGGTAGACCTTTGCGAGATGGAGAGCGACAGTTTCGCCCTCAGTCAAACTCTATCTTCTTATCAAAACCAAACCTGAGGAATTTGACCTGGTCATAAAACATGAACAAAAAGCTGTGCGCATTGTTATCAAGTAAATCGAGGGATTCTTCGTAATTTTCTAATTTGCCCTTGAAAAGTGGAGAGAATTCATCAAAAATGCTTTTCAAAACACTGCGATCTTTCGACGGAAATAGTAAAACCATATTTGTATTCGACCTGATTGGCTTGCTGATTCCGCGAAAGTGTTGCGACAATATAAAAACGTTACAATAAGAGTGGCGATGTCGTATAAACCATCTTATAGCTTCCTTTCCTTGTTTGCTGTTGCTCGACGAAATCAATGGACTTCCCATGCTGTCGTCAATCACCAAAACTGATCGAGGCGGATGATGAAAATTGAAATCTTTTATCATTTTTTTGACATCAACATCGTCATCTAAAATTCCCGATTCAATTAAAATGTTCAATTCACTTTCATCTACATCGTTCTCCTTTCTCAAATACTTTTCAAATAAATCGAAAATGTATTTTTTGTGTTTCCATTCTTCAATGTCATCATTGATACTTTCAATAATTTCATTGAATGTTTTTATATTTAATTCATCGTGGAACATCATATTATCAGGGTATCTCTCTGCGAATTCAGCGACCTTACTGTCGTGTGTCGGAGAAATCCAATGGACGATATTCTCTCGCTGCAGCATGTGTTCCTTTTCAATATTTAAAACTTGAAGCATGGCATTGGTTTTCCCGGAGCCGCGAACACCACACAGCAGAGCAAAATAGAAGCTGGATTGTCCAGTTAAGTTGTATTTAGGGAAATCGAAGCTCTTTTTTGTTTTAATTAATTTATTAATATATTTTGATACTTTTTTTAATTTAAGCGGCATAGTTAAATTAATTAATTAATAATCTATTTATAATTATATAATATAATAATTTAATTTAATTCGAAAATGGCGACGAAAGAGAAAAAAGACAAAAAAAAAGTAAAAAAAGTAAAGGTCGTTGTTAGACGAAAAAGGGTTGCAGCGTCTAAAGGCGGAGGTGGAGGGTTACCAAAATCGGTAAAGGCGTTACTGGGTTACCTTGGGAAAAGCGATGCGGCGTTATCGACACCGCAGCGTGCGCAGCTCGCACCACAGGTTCAACAACAGCAGCAACAACAGCAACAACAGCAGCAGCAGCCGCAATTCGTATTTCGTCCCCGCGCAGCTCAAGGAACAGTCATTGGAAAAAGCCCGCTTAGCGCGATTCAAGCGGCACCGCAACCTCAACAGCCACAAAACATTATAATAAAAACGAGCAATACGGCAAAAGACGATACCAAAAAAGACGATAAAATACCAGAGGCATTAAGCAAATTGAATGAACGGGTTTTGGGTATTGAGGACATAGGAAAAAAGGCAGTAAGTGGAATTCAGTCATCTCTTAAGCGGATGGACCAACGAGTCAAATTCTTCGAGGAAGGATGGGAAGATGTCCAGACAATGCAAACGCCTGCTGTAAAAAGTTCGGCTCGTGTGCCGGTCATGAAGGAAACTCGGTTTGGATCAGCGATCAGCTTGCAAGACATACAACCGTCGTTCACGCCCGTATCTCCCACGCGACGTCTTTCATTTGGAAGGGGACAAGCGGCAGCAATGGAAGAGGAAGCCGGCGACGCTGGGGAATATTTCGCTGCATCTCACGTTCAAAACGTTACGAATCCTAATCTGCCACCGGTCGTCAAGGTTCGAGGACGGAAACCCGGTAAGACGCTTTCTCCAAACACACTTCAGTCATTCAGAGAGAAACACGCCGCAACCGCTTCTGCCAAAAAAGCAGCAAGAGGTCAATTTTATCAAGAACTCGAGCAAGCACAATCAGCGAGCTTATTAACAACCGCTGCTAAAAAAATAATGATTAAGTCAAAAATGTCACCCAGAAAAAGAGCGGAAATCAACGAAGCGCTTTCAGCAAGTGCAAACATAGAACAGTTGGTTGCATCCGCCGGAAAAAACAACGCGTTAACACCAGCTCCCCCTTCGTCAGTATTAAGAGGACATACAGCAAGGAGGTCAGTCAGATATGCAAAAGCTGGAAGTGGAAATTCAGATGAGGAGGATGTTTAGTTGGTTCTCTTCACAAAAAAATAATATACAGGATATATATTAAGGAGAAAGTATAAATAGTATGTTTTGCGAAACTGAGCAAGAATTAGAACTTCTTGGAAAATTACAACGGCAATTCCCGGAAAAGAATGAATTATTATTGGAATTGATTGCATGGGTCTATATCAATAAACCGGAACGATTCGAGCAGTTGATGGAAGAACACAAACAACGGGGAGAGCAACTCATCGATTTAGGCGATGTTGATTATAAAACATTTTTTCGGAGAGAAGAAGATTGTGTAAAATAAAATAAATATAAAATAAAATGTTATAATATAACATAAATACAAACATTTAGCGAAAATGGGCATTGGAAAAATGATGAAAGGTGACGTTCCTGATGGCATCGGGAAAATGCAAAAAGGACAATACGGTATCGGAAAAATGCATGGTGGAAACGACCAAAAGAAAATGAAAAAAGGTGCAGCAATAGTTGAAGAAGAACAACCTGAAAAGTGAATGTTTATTTAGGAGATATTTGAAAATTATTTTATTATTATATACTATAACAATAAAATATAATGTCAGCCGCTGAACAAATTCCTGCACCGTTGCGATACGGCGCAAGCCAGTCACAAGCACGCGTTGTTCGAAATACAATCATGCCTCAAGGTGTTTCAACCGGTGGTCCCGGTTCAATTGTGAGGTTTGTTTTACCAGAACGTTCTATTGTCGATCTTAGGTCGTTATCTCTTTATTACACCTACACAATTTCAGGAATGGTCAATACCGGTGCTGAAGATTTTTCAAATGCCCAAATTCCAGCATCATATAAGCACTGGAAATCGGTTCGCTTTTACGTCTCTGGCGCAGCCGCGAGTGGCAGCCACAATCAGCATTATGACCAGATATATCACGCACTGGTATGTGCCAGCGGTTCTGAAGATTGGGTCAATAGTCGATTAAATAACAATTACCTTGAACTTCTTGACTCAACCGAGTTGGCATCTCAACCTGGAGCAACGTCTAAATCTGCATACATCACATGTGACGATTTTCTTGGTCTCCCAAATTCTAAAAACTATTGTATTGATACGTCACTTTATGGCTCGGTCCATATGGAAGTTCAGTTCAACGATAATAACCAATTGAAAATTTCACGTCGAACTCAAACTGACGGTGCAGCATTAGCATCCATCAACGCTTCATTTGAGAATATCAAGCTGAAGGTCGATACTGTGACATCAATATCGCCCCTTTATGTCAGTTTACTGGCAGAACGAATCTCCGGTTCTGATGCGCCAATTCGAGTCCCCTTTCAAGACATCAGGACAATTGTTGCCTCAAATACCGGTTCCAATCGTATTACAGTAAATTCCATGTGTGTGGATGCCCTTATGGTTTGCCCCTTCAGTGCTGACCCCAACTCTAACGTTTCATTTGCGCACAACGCACTTGAATCAAACAACGCTCGTTATCGGTTTAACAGCGGTCGCAATGAAGGTAATGCCAATCAAACTCGTTTCAGCTGTGTCGTAGGTTCTGAGGTTTTCCCCAGACAACCCATTGAACAAGCCAGCGAACTCGCAGATGTCACCACCAACAGTATATATGGAAACTCTGCCCGAAGCACGAATTTGTTGTATCGCACAATGACTACAGGCGGAGCGCCGACCAGTTCCAGTCGGTTGGCATATTTGTCGCAAAATTGCGTTGCACTTCAGCGATTTTCACTTTTGACGGAGGGTTGGTCTGAAGGCGTCCTTACGGGATTGAATACCGCGGGTCAGTCGGTTGATTTCGTTGTCAATACTCAAAATTTCGGCTCTCATCTACTAATTGCAGCATTATGCACATCATGCCTTGTTTTTGACCCGAAAACTTCGGCTGTCCAGGTTGAGTCCTAATTTTAGGAAAACATTCTGAAAAAATAATATTGTGATATGATATAAAAAGAATATCACAATATAATATGCCACTGCCGACGAACTACAAATTCTCACAATGGGTCATCCAATCAAATCTTGACAAGGAAAAAAAGCGCAAAAAATACGAGCATGAGCTGAATATGCGTTGGGACGCAAACGAGCATTTGAAAGTGGCGCGAAAACAGGGTGCAGACAGTGCAATTATTTACACAACGGAAAACGCGATTGGCACCTATGTGACAGGGGTGAAAGATAAGCGCAAGCAGTTCAACTATTCCCGGCAAGATAAATTGAAAGTTTTTAGCAGTATTATTCTGGACCTGCATGACGAGAGCAATACCTTGGAAAAACTCGATAAAATGTATGACATTCGCGACGGTTTTCAGATATGATTGTGTTGTCACATGTTCTGACCCCTTTATAGAGCAAAAAGGTCTATGTATGTTGTAGAATATGCCTGTAGTTCCAACCGCCGCTTTACAGCAGCGGTCTTGGTTTGAAAAATTCTATATAGGAAATTTTTCCATTTTGACCCCAAAATGCAAAAATCGTTCTTTTTTTTTCTTTTTCCTTTTTTTTTACATTTTTCTCAATTCTTTTTTTTTTCTTTTTTCATTTTTTCCCCATTTTTTTTCAATTTTATTTTTATTTTTTTTCAATTTAGGGGTGTAATAACGCCCACGGCACGTGGGCGTTGCTTTTAAACGGTCGTCAATCCACACTGAATTGAGGTTAAAAAAAAGTGGAAGGGATGGGCTGCCACATACTACGATTCTGTTATAAAAACTCCCCTCAACATAACAGAAAATCAGTTCAAAATTTTACAGTCATGTCACATGTCAAAAAAAAAACAGTCAAAAGGACACTTCATATATAGATTTGGACACTTCGTATTCAAGCGCGCTTTCATATATGACGAGATGGCTCGATGGATGAGTGTGTTTATTTGCATGGTCTTGGTCTGTGATTCAAAAGGTCCGAAGTTCGAACCTGACAGATGGCTCTACTGCGTTTTCCGTTTGGAAAAATTTGAGCGTTTCACAGATGGGGAAAGTTGCTTCCTGCCTCATTATTCAGTTCTGCAGGAACAGAAAACCTCCAGTGTTGGACCCCTAAGAGTTAGGGGTCCTTCCAGATACAGACGGGTCTGGTCGTGTTGCATTTCCGCAACAATCCGGTTTAATTGGTGCCCCGTTATAACGTCTAAACCTGTAGCAGATGGCTACTAAAGGTCGGTTTACCCTCTGCAAAAAACATTCTGCCCATGCTACCTAAAAGCAAAGAGTTATCTGGTTCCTCGTAATCCCCGCGTGATATGGTATATTTGGTTTGATTAGACAGGATTCACAACCGTAATTCCGGTAAAATCCGAAGGTCTCTCAGCCGAATGCTGTATGGAGGGGGTTCAGTGAACTACAAAGAGAAAAGCACGCCAAAAACAAAAGACAAAAATGGTATCATAAGGTTACGACCGATGTGATGCAATGTAATTCTGGAAAAGATACAAAAATGCAGTGTTGAAAACGAGAAATGTGTTAGAAATTATTGATTTTTCGGTTTTTTTTGATTGTGTGCGCGACCGCGGTGTAATCGTGTGCTTATTTTTGGTTCAATTCAATGCTATGGACCCGTCAAAACGGTAAGTAGCCATAGGTAGACAAGGTAGACAAGGTGGACACATTTTGAAAAGTCCCTATACGAAAATCCAAAAATGAAAACACTTTGTATCGAATAGAGGGTATACTCTCTAATTAGGGGGTGTCACCCTAATTAGAGAGTATAGAGGGTAGAGGTGGAGGGTGGAGGGTGGACCACCTGTTTTTACTCCTTTAGTATTTTTAACCAACATGCATCATCGA